TGCCCTGCATCATCTAACTCATACGAGAACCCATCAAAATCATCTTTAAATTTAAACTCTAATCCGTAACGCTTTGCAGCATACCTTATGCTCTGAAATATGATCTCATATAAAAAGTCTATGTCTTGAAGATGTTTCTGAAAATCATCTAATGGAACATTGTGCTTACGCAACGCCCTAGTAAGCACCCTGTTCACAAATTTCATTGGATAGTCGATACCATTAATTGTAACTATCTTATAATCACTCATTTTGAATTGGGTTTAATTTTATGCGTTATTCTCTTTTGTTACCGCTCCTGTCAATTGGAAACTTGCATTGTAAGTCATCGCTTGCTGATAACCAGGAGAACCAACTTCTAATCCTGTTATTATTGCAGTTCCCGTCCAATACTCTTCACCGGAAACAGCGTTGCCAAACTTCAATGTAACCTCTGAACTAGCACCAGCCACACCAGCAGGAGTATCTGTAAATGCAGTCCATAAAGCATTTAAGTCACCATCAGCGTATAAACCACTAACAGTAACAGTCCCATTTAAAGCTCCGGCAAAAAACGCCTCCCACCTTCCAGTATCTTTCGTTGAAATATTAACCGCTTCCCCGTTGAATGAAATAGTGGCATCTAAGCTGTTTGCCACAGCAGCTCCATCAACTAGGACAAGTACACTTGTTGAATTTTTAACAGCCATTTTATTTAATTTTACTATTTAATAATCTACTTTTCCTATTTATCTTAGGCTTTTCGGCCTTTGGTTTCTCTTCTTTTAAAGATGGAAGAACACCATTCTTCTGAGCTAAATATCTAAATTGCTTTTCCTTAAATGTATCCTCTAAACAATCTTCCGCAATGCCCTTTTCGATTAACTCTTTATATAATTTATTGTCAACACGCAAAACCCTGCCAGGCTTCCATGTCTTATAATTATCTATTAGTATTACTTTTTTAATAGTCATGTTGTATAGCTACATCAAAAATTGTATAATATAATTCTGTTTCCTCTTCATATTCATCACGCTCATCCTCTATTCTATATTCCGTACCATCAACTATTAACCTGTTCATTTGCGATTTCAGCTTTTGAACTATATCATAAGCTACTTGAAATGCACTCTTTTCGCCCGGAACACCATATTTATCAAAAACCCAGCACCTTATCCTTGTAAACCCCCTATCAGCACCATCTTTAGTATGATAAGGGTCGGTAAACACCCTTCTGAACATAAAACAAGGAAAACTTGAATTAACAGGAACTACATTGGAATAAACACGATAACCAATATCCTCTCCTATTATTTCTTTAACCTTATTTGTAAAGTCCTCTATCATGATGCTATCTTTAACCTTCTTGCTGACCTTCTCAATGCCTTTCTACCATCACGCATTAACATTCTTTTCCCTTTAGTCCTTGTTTTCCTTATTGTCTTTTCTAAAAAAAACATCCCCCTAGCTTTACTGCTTCCGTTATTTACAATGTGTGCATACCAGGGGTCTACCCTGCTTCCGCTATCAAACATTCCACCAAAACTGCGCTTTCTATATCTTGGTCCAACAAATTGAAAGTTGGTGCTTTTTAAATGGTGCAAAACATGAATTGACCTCTTTAGGTTTCCTATCTTATATGTTGCCACCACCTGACCGTTTTTATATCTATTAACATACTCCGGTCTATATTTTCTACGCATTCTTCCAGTAGCCTTATCGAATGTTATATAGTAAGAACCAACTTTTGCCTGCTCAGACCATATCACCTGTCTCATAGTGTTTCTAACATACTGTGCGGTCCTTAGAGCATTCTTTTTATCTGCCATTTCACGAACACTTAACCGAACTTTATTAGACCATCGGTTGACATCTCGCTTCATTAGGAAGGCTTTGCTTATTCCTAACCTAGATGTTGTACTCGTTTTTAAATTCAATGCTGGCATTAATCGTCAGTATTACAAAACAATCTTAAATAATTATTCCTACCACCTGCATCTTCAATCCTTTGTATATCGTAACTTTTACTCTGAAAAACTACTTTGTCATTGTAATCAACATTCCTGTACCTGATAGTAAAAACTATGTCATAATTTTGCTTAACTACACCTTTTTCCTCATATTCATTACCTCCATCACCACCTCTAAATCCCTTACTAGCCCATATTTCAAGATCGGTTTCAGTATCAACAGGCGCACCCAAAGAATCAAAAGTTTTACTAATTCTCCTAAGTATTATTCTTCGGTCAAGTGTTTCTTTTACCTGCATTACTTGAACATGAATAACCTATATTGATCAAGAGCAGCATTTACCCTATTCCTATTCCTCGGCTTACCATTCATTCGATACTCATAATCTTCATAAATTATGTTTAACATACTTCTTTTTATCAATTCGTTGCTATCAACATAAACATCATAAGTGATGTCCATGTAGTCAAAATCATCCCATTCTTGGTTGTATTTCAACTCAATAGCGTTCTCAAACTCATTCAACTGGTAAATATCTGTGCTTATTGTTGATGAGCTACCCTCGTAATATTTAGTGATTGTTAATCCTGTTGGATTTGCCCTAAATTTTAAAGGGAATTTATCATTGTACAAATCTTCGTAAACTAAACGAATGGTTATATTTTTGGCTTTAAATGCTCTATTGCAATAATTCTCGCTGTATATTCTGGCTGAAGTTATTAGCTCCTCTATTAATGTATCATCAGCAGTTATATCACTGTCAATTTTACAGAAATTCTTAGCCTCTGATAATAATATAGGCTCAAATCCAGACTCGCTATTTACCTTATACAGCCTCGCCATGCCCCGCTTTTATTATCGCATCAGCTTGTTTTAATGGCAATGTAGCAATTTGCCCCGCACTATACGCTAGTCTGTACAATCCAGTTGGACTAATTAAAAATCGAATCTTTTTTGTTTTGGGCTTCCGGGAAGTGGCCTTTTTCGCCACTTTCCCTGTACCCTTTTCATATTTTGAAACCGTCATCGGTCAAATTGTTTTATGATAATAAAGCATCTTTCATAGCTGCAAAAGACTCAACGTGCCTTACGTTCATATCCCACCAGCTATTAACATAAACTTTGATTACTGTTGTGGATGCCCCTGTATATGGGTCTACTACTATGTCATAACCTCCCCAGCGAGCTACGATCATGTCTTGGAAATTCCCAAAAATAATAGCTGAACAAACTCCTGTAGATGTTCCTTTGTTTAAATTAGAAGGAACTTGTGTAGATGTATATAGTCCATATCCATTTACATTTCCGTTCTCCATAATGAATCGACCAGAACCAGAGTCCTTACTAACTGTCTTTAACACACCTCTTATCGCTGGTGTAGACAAATAATTAAGAGAACCCTCTAACGCATTATCAGTGGAAACCTCGCTTTCTAAACCAACAATATTTGCCCAACTCGGAACAGCACCGTCAGTACCACCAGCAACATCACCAATACCAGCTAAATTCAAAATCCCATCAAAAGGCTCTGCACCAGAATCTTGACCATTAATTAAAGCGGCATCTAATTTCCTCTCTGTTGCCTCCCTGATTAAAGTAGCCAATTCTGCATCAGCTATAAATGGATTCTGAAGGATTAACTGTTTTGAAATTGGTGTAAACGCACCTAGTCTGTTCGGAGTAAAAGCTAATTTATCATACGTTGGATTCGTCTCAGCAGCAGCATCCGTCTCCCCTTCCCAAGAAGCTGTGGCAGCCGCTGTTTCACGAGGAATCTCAAAATCTCCCTGCGCTCCTGTTAATACTCTCGCACCAGCAGAAAAACAAACAGGCATCGGTTGAAGTGATTTAATAATAGGACCATTTAATGATGTCTCAATCAAATTTCCTGCCGTAGCTGCCGTTCCTGCCGTTAGCGTAGTACGTTGCTCTGTTATAAGTTCTGGAATAGCAAATCCTGGCATCAATCGTCCAGATGAAAACTCTAATGTTTTGTTCTCATGTCTAGCTTCTTGGTCCATTTCTTTCTCAACACCAGATAATTTTCCGTTTAAAGCCTCTGTCAATGCTTTACTTAACGAATATTTCTCCTGTACTTTCTGCTCAGGGGTCTTTTTTGTAGACGCTTTGTCAATACGCCTTCTTTGCTTTTCGACCCTCGCCTGAGTATCAATTTTTTTGTCAATAGTCTCGATCTCCATTTCTAGGTTATCAAAAGACTCTTGTTCTTCTGCCGTAAATTCTCTCTCGGCTGATGTGTCAAGCAAACCCCTCATCTTTATCAAAAGGGCTTCTCGCTCTTCTCGTAATTTTAAAATGTTCATTTTCTTAATTTTAAAAACCTTAATTTATTAAATGCCCTTTCCCGATGTGGGCTTTTTCCCTGTGTACTTGCTTTTGTTGATTCTTCGGTGAGAATCGTTACGTCTTTCTGTTCCGATTTAGCTCGCTCTACTAAAGCATTTGGATTGCTCGGAACGCTTACTATGCTATACTCAACTAACTCCCATTTTTTAATGTAAAAAATGTCAGGGTCTTCACCTCTCTCCTCATTCCCAAATGCACCATCCTTAAAAATAAAACCTATACTCCCCGCATTTATACTGCCAAAATCTATTTTCCTAGAAACTTTATCCGCTAATTCGTTTAGCTCTTTAGGCTCAAACTCAATCTCGTTTTTAAGTAATCCATCCTCATAAAATGCCCTGCCTTTACCTATTATATTATCTGGGTTGTACTCATCCCATGATCCTGTTTGGTGCTGCCAGATTATTAAAGGATTTTTGTTATATCTTTCTAACTCAGCACCATCTAATTTTACAATCGTACCATGCGAGTCCATCACCTCATCTGACATAATGAAAGTGTAGGTTTTTTTATCATTTACAGCTTTTACGTCAGCTTTTACATCAACAGCCGTAAATGTTTTTTCTCCTACATTGCGCTGTAAATCTTCTATAGTCCAGTTGTTCATTCTTCTTCGTAGTTGAAAGGCTCATTTGCCTTGCTGTTATTTAATTTAATCTTGCTATCATAGTATTCTTTTACCTGATCTGTAGGTATCTTATTTAGGTCTGCATATGTTATATTCCCGCCAGATACGGGGTTCATATCTTCTTGCTCTAATGCCATGTTGGGAGTCATAGCACCTATCTTCCACATGGTTTCATAAAAAAGCATCCTGCTCTCAATATCACCACGCAATAATGACTTTAATTGACCTTTGATATATGTTTTTGGCTTTTCCTTTGAACGTAATAATTTGTAGTTAAACTCAGACTCAATTAATTTTACAATTGGTCGTAAGCAATAATTAACATACTCAATTGATACTTGCTCTATATTGTTATCGGTCATCCTGTCTAAATTACCCGCCATATGCGCTGGGTATCTAAACCACCTAAGTATTTCTTCACCAGTGAACTTTCTGGACGCAATAAACTCAGCATCACTCAAATTCATAGTATAATCAAATGGTGTGAACTCCATCCCCTCGTCTAAAACTGCTACACCACCTTTACTACCGCCATAAGTGTCTTTAAACGATTCTCTGATTTTTTTCAAATCATCCTCATCCAAAACCCTATCTATCTTAATATATCCACTAAGTAATGTGGCATTCTCCTGAACCTCGGACTGTGTTGTATCAGACCTTTTATATATCTCAATAGCTTTAGATGCTAACCCCATTTTACTGTAACCCAAAAGACCATCAAAACTTAAATCCGATAAATGAAGCATATCCATTTTATCTACAACCCTTACTTTGTTTGAATTTTCACTCGGATAAACTTTGTAATACAAATCCTCCGTATCATAATCAACAAACACCTCTACATACTTCTTATGGTGCAGTCTATACCCCCTGGGTCTGCCATTCTCATCTCGTAAAATCTCACTGAAACCATCTCCTGTTAATAAATAATTTGCTACCCACGCTTTGAACCATACTATATTGTTGTAAGCGAAATATGGTCTCTCATTTAATAAACTCCACTGGTCATGCCTTCTTAATTCTCGGATTACATTATTGTCTTTTTCCAAAACGGGCCAGCCTATACTGGCTATATCAGTGCTTATACCGTTAACGGCTGCATAAACATAACTTACCGCTAATGATGTCTCATTATTTATGACTAAATTATCACCCAATAAAGAGGTGGGATAGTTCATTTTTAAAAATGAACTATGAGAAGATATTTGCTTTTTCTCAGAGCGAGAATTAGCAAAAGGATTAATGTTTTTGATGAACTTCTGCCACCTATTCATACTACAATTGTATGAATAAATTAATTATCATGTTGTTACCTGCGGTAACAAAGTTTAAAAATAAGTGAAAAAAATTTGGAAAATTAAAAAAAAGGTTGCGCCTATAGAAACACAACCCCTAAAACTTAATAAAATGAATAAAGATAAATATTAAAAACTGTTTTTATCTTCTTTTGTTTTTTTAGCATGGCACGTTTTACAAAGTGCCTGCAAATTTTTTAGATTGTATGGGTCTCCACCCTCCTTGATCGGGATAATGTGGTCCACGTCAGATGCTAATTTATCACATTTTTTGCAAAAAGGATACTTTTTGCGATACCATTTTGAGAACCTTCGCCATTTTTTTGTATTATAGAGCATTCCTTTTTTATACTTGCGCTCTCTTTTCCTTTTATTATTGCCGTAATATTTATTGTTTAATATTTTCCCTGCGCTTTCTTCGTTGATCCAACCCATATAAATATTTGCTTTTTGCTTTGCGAAATGAACTGTAAGAAGTATATTTTGTTTTAAAATATTTTTTCTGAAACCATTTTTCTGTCTTTATCCAATTTAACTTGTAGCTCCCTTCTTGGCAACTAAAAAAATAATTAAAATATTCCCTATTTTCCCAACTTATATGCTCTTTTTGAGTTTTCATTTGTGGTTTTCTTATAATTAGATATTTCTATAGCTTCGTACTCATTTAACCCAAAACCAATTAAACTCATCGGATCAACATCAAGCACACTAAATTGCTCAGGCAATGGATTAGGTACGTTTTCACAATTCCAAAACCACCATTGATCTCCCATAGATTGAGGGGTGGCGTACTGGTATGTGATATTCAACCTTTTCATTGTTTCTTGGGGATGTTCTTCATATCCCATATAAATATTTAATCTTAAATGCACTATTTTTAACTTTAAATTATATTGTTCTTACTATTCCCAACTTATATGATCTTTTTGAGTTTTCATAGCTTAATGATTCCTTTGCCTTTGTATTTTTTGTCAATAGCATTCAACCTGCCAAATTCTGCCATTATAGTTGCTACCATTCCATCTATTTTTCCCTTGTCGCTTTTTGTTTTAGTCTTATCAAACATCATATTTCCCTGTGGATTAAGTTTTAATGTCACATTTTGATTATTCCATCTTAATATCTCATGACCACCATGCTTATAATTTCCTTTTAAGACGTTTTTGTGAAACTCTTTTATTACTTCAGTAAAGTTTTTGTAGTTTTGGTCCATTCTCACCATGTTTATTCTCGACTCTCCTAACTCCTGCGCAATCTGTGATGCTTTCCAGGGGTCGTAACATACCGCTTTTATGTTAAATTCCTTTTTCTTTTTGATGATAAATTCCTTAATATCCCTCTCATCAATGGCATTGCCCCTAATCATCTGAATTAATCCCATCTGATGCCACCTCCTGTAATCTACACCATCTTTATTATCTCTATCTTCAATTTTCTTTTGTGGACAGAAAAAATACGGTATAATGCTACCATCTTCACCTAATAGCACAAAAGATGTTAAATCTTGCACCGAACTAAGGTCTAAACCGCCCCAATATGGCATTCTTTTGTCTATTTTAGGTTTGTTATCATTCGCCATCCATTCAGCATCACTGATAAAAGCTAAATTACTTGTAGTATAAATGTTTAAGTTTTTCGTTTTAAACTCATTGACAGCCGCTGGACCTTCGTTTTTAGCCGATTGGTATTTTATTTTTAAACGATCTATTGGTATTGTTACACCCCAGTTTGGATTCGGTTTATGCCAGTTTTTGGGATTTTCCCAATCATCTTCGTCATCCATCGAAAAAATCATAATAAACAAAGTATCATCCTCTATTTGACCCTTTAATATAGATGAGCAAGTCTGCCTAAAGTGGTAACAAGGATATTCTTTATTGAAACCAGCAGTTGTAGTTATATACATCATCGGTTCTGGTCTGTTAATCATACCTGTTTCCATAACTTTTAAAACCTTGCTGTTCGGATGTGCATGGTACTCATCAATAATTGTAATCGAAGGACGTGTGCCATCTAGTGTGTTTGCTACTGCTGAAACGGCCTGCATTTTTGATGTTAAAGATGGAATAGTAACAGAATTTTTAAGTATGCGAATTTTTGATCTTGCCCTAGCAGAATCAGAACGGAGCATCTTTAACATTGTTTTAGCAGTTTCAAATCCAATTCGTGCCTGATCTCTGGTCGTGGCTGCAAAATATACTTCAGAACCAGCTAAATTTTCAAAGTAATAATGTAAACAGGACAACATTGCAGCAAACTCGGTTTTGCCGTTTTTCCTGGATATGTCTAAATATACTTTTTGGAATCTTCTTAAATTGGTTTTTGTATTGTACCAACCAAAAATATTTATAATCATAAATATTTGAAATGGTTGCAAAGAAAAAGGCACACGATACCATTTATCGGCAGTGTGCCTGAATAATTTTGCAGCCTGAACCCTCTTTATTGCTTTTTTTTCATCCAAATATATATCATCCCGTTCGCAATCTTTTAAAAATCGCTCTACGGCAGCAATCTCCCGCCAGCCATGACGGCCATTGCCACTTAACACCTCTTTGATGTAAGGGTTTATTAGTTTTCTTATCTCGCTGTACTTATTCAAAAATATAATCAGTCGTCCACCAATCCGTCTGTTATATCTATAGTATCTTCACGCAATTCAACCATTAATGCTTTTCTAGCCGATGGGTTGAACCCGAAGTCGTTTAACGATTGTCTTATTGTTTTATGTAGTGTGTTCAATGTTCTTTCTAAAGTGCAAAACTCTTTTATCTCTTCAATTTGAAGATTCTCTATTTTGATTAAATCCATTTGACGCTTGTATAATTTCCACCACTTATCAATGTTCGTAATAAGCATCTCCAGTTGGGGTATATCAACCGTATAAAGTAGACCATCATTAATGAGCTGATTACTGAGCATAAAAAACATATTTGTAGAATGTTCGCTGAGTCCTGGAGGAGCTGATAAAGTAGTCGTGTTGTTCACTTTACTACTTAATGGATATTCGGCTTTTGCACCATCCCTAGATGTGTCATAAGTGCCGTTGAGTAATTTTTGTGCTTTTGTTTTTCTTCCTCGGTCATGTGCTGGGTTTTTAGTTCCTCAAGCATGTTCTCGACCTCGGAATTCCTTCGATTCAAACCAGCAATTTCTTTTTTCTTACTCTCGTTGTCCTGCATAGCAGACTCAAACTTTTTCTCAAGCTCTGCTAAACGAGACACCATGTCTTCATCGCCGGTTTTCTTTTCGTTTTCCTTCGGTTCCTCTTTCGGCTCTTCCTTTGGCTGCTCAGGCTGCTGTGCATCCTGCTCAAGCTTTTCGTCGGCCATCGTGTAACTCCTTTATGCGGTGCTGTTGAGACTGACGACCATGCCGTCCTTCGTCATCCAGTTACCGCGTGTAATCCGTTCCTGTTCCCGCTCCCGTTCCTGCCATACCGGCCTGTTCGGGTCTATCGCATAGTGCGGGTAATCGTTCTCCATGAACTCCTGTTCTATTGTGCTAAAGGCATCCTCTATCGCCATTGTCTACCTCGTGAAATCGTACTTCTGCCCGAAGCGGTTTGCCTTGACGCCGTTTGCTTTGGCCCACTCGCGGAACGTCCCCCGTGGGGCCAGCCCCTTGTTAAGCTCGCTTTTCACCTCGCGGCTGTAGCCCTCGACCTCGCTCGCCTCGGTACATCGACAGTTAATATCAAAGCTCGGCTCACCCGAAAGCTTCGGTCCTTTTACTACACCCATCCCCGGCACGTCGTACACAAAATCAGGATCCTCATCGGTGCCCTGGTTGCGCGCCTCCATACCGTCAAGTGCGGCGTGCCGTGGGCGCGTGCGGTCATCAAGCGTCGCGTCCCAAAACCGCTTTAGCCTCACGCCCTCCTCATGAGCCTTGTCATAGCTGCGCTGTGTCCCGAGCGTATATGCCCGTCCGCCCTCGGTGCGAACAACACGCATGGCGTCATACATCGTCGCGTCTACCACCGACTTCCGTATCTGCCGCGCCATCTTTTCGTAGGACAAACCCTGTATCAGCCCCTGCGCTATCGTGCGCCGTATCCTTGTGACACTGTTCTTCCACAGCTCCCGCTGTGCCAGTTCACGCAATGGGTTCTCAACCGCAGCCCGTACAGCATCCGGGTTAAGCAGTCCCCACGCTACCGCAACACGCGCCTCCTGCTCTATCGCCCATGCATGGCGGTAGAATCCCTCCTCATAGCTGACCTGCGACAGCTTGTCTATAAGCCGATTGTTCTTGACAACGGTCGGCCGTATGTCCTCGGTCAATTGCCGTTCAAGCCGACGCAGGCGGTTGTACTTCGACATCTGCGCGTTCGTCAGCTTGCCGTTCTCGGCGTACTTCTCGTACAC